TATTACAATGCAATATCCTTTGGGTATTCCACCTAATTTGCGTACAAACATAGATTACGTGTTTATATTAAGAGAACCCTATTTAACAAATAGAAAAAGAATCTGGGAAAATTATGCGAGTATGTTTCCAACATTAGAATCCTTTTGTGCAGTAATGGACCAATGTACTGAAAACTTTGAATGTTTGGTTATCAATAATAATTCAAAATCAAACAAATTAAATGACCAAATATCTTGGTATAAAGCTGAAAATCACCCTAATTTTAAATTAGGTTCAAAAGAATTTTGGGATATATCAAAGAATATGGGTTCTGATGACGAAGACGAAGCATACGACCCAAGTAAAGGAAAGAAAAAGGCAGGACCAAGTATTAATGTGAAAAAATCAAGTTGGTAGTAAAATAATACATGGTATCCCCAAATAACGGTTAATCATCAAATGTATCATCAAATAATAATTCATCATCATCATAAATGTCCATCATTTCAGAATTATTAACAACACTGTTTTCTATATTCATAATAGTATCTTCATGAGTATTATCATTCATAATAGTATCTTCATGAGTATTATCATTCATAATAGTATCTTCATGAGTATTATCATTCATAATAGTATCTTCATGAGTATTATCATTCATAATAGTATCTTCATCAGTATCTTCATCGGTATTATCATCAATGGAATACCATGTATTAGCTACAGTATTAATCATATTATTAGGAAAAACAGTTGTATATAATGATATAATATGTTCTTTTTCAGCATCTGTGTTATCTTCTATAATTTCAATATGGCTGGTATCATAATTATTATAATAACAATTATTAATATATTGTGAAAATTCTGTATTATACTCCTGTACTTTTTTACTTTTTTTAATAAATAAATTATTGATAAGCTTAAATATTTTGCGTCCAAATCCAGGTGATTTTTGTTTAAAACAGTTTAACTGATAGATTAATTCAAATTGTGCATTTGTCTTATCTAATATACATAGGGAATAGTTTGATGTATAATATATGTGTAAATAAGGTTTCATTGCACGAATCAATACATTTTCTGGAAAATTTTTATGTATACGAATTCTCAGTTCATCTTTAGTACATTTATCATTATACATTTCCAACATTCTTTTAATATCACGAATTAAATCTGTATTACTATTATGATTTTCAGTCATTGTTTTAATATGCATTTCACGTATCATACATTCTGTATTGTTTCTAAAAATTTTTAAATGAAAATTATGTAAAAAATATTGATGAAAAATACTGGGTAATATAAAACCACCGTGCTTCATAAAAAAGTAAATATTATATAGATGTGATTTGTCAAAAATACTATTATTATATGGATTTTTTATAGGTAATGGTTCGGCATAAATATAGGGTGAATTAGTTAATGCATTTTCAATAATTTTGGTTAAATCACTTTTGGTAAACAAATATTTTCTATCGTGTTGTAATATACTACATACAAAATACTGGTTTTCATTTATAGGATTCATAATCAAATCGTGTTGGTTCGCAAATACACTGTTTTTCCATTTATATTTTCGTACCAATTTACACAAATTGTTGTGTATGTATTGGATATCCTGAAATATTGATAAAAATTCTGTTTTTTGGTTAGATGATAAAAATTGAGTATCTAATATATTTTTTAAACTATTATATTTTTCCCGTTTATATGTAGTTTTTGTATTCAGTAATTGATGTATGAATGAAATAGAAAGAATGTACATTAAGGTATTTGGTGCTTTTTGAAAATTAATAAATGAATCATCAAAATAAGATGGTTTATTCAAATAATCTTTACTCATACCAACTGGTTCATTATTATTTGATATATATTTTTGATATAATATATCTGTTATTGTAGTCATATTATATAATTGTTTTTACTATATAATATATATTTGCATATCTATATCCTTTTTATTAAATTATTACGTACTTATATTTTTAATCAACTTCTTCAAGGGAATCCTTGTTTTTAGCTTGTTCCATTAATAGTTCATTTCGTAATTGGGTTGATTCTGCATCAGCAACTTCACGTTCTTCAAAATTAACAGTTTCTTTCACACCAATTAGATTACCATCATCATCCATAGATTGAGTAAGTACATTTCCACTGCTTTTAGCTTTCTCAATATTTTCCATAATAGCCTTCTTCTTTGTTTCACGAACACGTTCTTCAAACTCTTTCTTAGCCATCTCTTCATTTTTCATTTTTTCTTGATGCAATGCATTCAACTCTTCTTCCAAGTGTTCAACTCTACCAGTCTTGTATGCATCTGGGTCCCATGGAATCCATACACCAACTGGTCCAACAAAAATATCATGGTTTGGATCTTGGTCTCGTAGTTTTTTACATTTTTGTTCGGCCTCTTCCTGACTTGCAAATACACCACGTACCTTTAATCCGCGAGTTGATGTTTGAAAAGAATGTTCCTTATTGAATTTCTCATTTAATTTATCCTCTTGTTTGTCCATGAAATTTTTATAGTCATCCTCGATTCCACTTTTTTTTAATTTATCACTTTCTTCCTTTACAAAATCATTGAAATCAGCAATTAAGGTGTCTACGTTCATATTGTGTTTATATGCGATAAAATGAATGAATTCAAAATATCGTTCCATTGATTTAGAAAACTCCCAATTTTTAATAAATTGGTCAAATAAATATACCTCTCTCTTTTTTAGAATTTTTTCAGGGGATACAAACGAAAGACATGTAAATTTTTGTCCAGCAATAGTTTGGTCTTCATCACATAAATCTACATATTTAGGATTATTTTCGCCGTTTGGCAACGTTTTTTTCTCAAAAGACGACATATAAAATATACTCAACTTATATATTTAAGTGTTTTCTGTATAACATATTATTTATATTAATTGATTTAGTTTGATTTATTTTATTGTAATATAATATATCATAAAATGACAGAAATGGTTGACATGAATGAGCTTTTGAAGCGTGCTATCAAATACCTTATTGAAGGTTTAGCTGTGGCTATCTGTGCCATGTTAATCCCTAAGAAGGCTTTGGGTGTTGAAGAGATTGTTATTATTGCCTTAACTGCTGCTGCTACATTTAGCATTCTTGATGTATTTATTCCCTCCATGGGTTCAAGTGCAAGAAATGGTGCTGGTATGACTCTTGGTAGTACTCTTGTTGGTGGTATCCGTCTTGCTGCATAAGTATTATAGAATAAATAATATAGATTAATATTAATAATATATTAATATTAAAAATGAGTGATAACGACACCAATTTAAAACCAAGTGATATTGTTAAAGCCAACAAGAAATCCACGAACCCAATATTCAATAATATTGATGCTCAACATATAGCACAACATACATTATGCCGAACACCAATAACACCCTATCAATGTGATTGTGTTCATAATAGACTACGTAAAATTTTTAATGAAAAAATACGTCAATTATACCATTCTCTTGCGTATAAAGAAACATGGTATGAAAATATACGTCAGTTTATTGCATTTCATAACAGTCCACAAGTGTATATAAATACAAATGATTTGAGTGATCATGAAATCGAAGAAGTCAATGAACATGGCTTTACGCTTTTTGTGGGAGATAATTGTGCTAATGTTGACGAAGACGAGTTTGATGGACCAAATGATTTGTCAATTGATGAGTGGGCGAGAATTGATGATATCATTATGTATTATTATTTGAAGGATATTAATGGTGGATAAATTTTCATTATATTTGATATACCAAATATAATGGTTATACAGTTGGAAAATATTGCCAGTCTAAATCGGTGCAGACATTCTTCCATATCATATCTTGTTCTAATTGTTTTTCACGGTCTTTCATCATTGGAATATATGGTAAATATTGCATTTGGTCAAGTAATACACATAATTGATGAAGCGTGTATGTATAATTAAAAAAATTCGTTCTACTTGGTGGACAATGAACTGCCCATGGTTTTTGAATTTCAATGAATAATACACATAATGTTTCATGCAATTCCTCATTCATTACTGGAGGTTTAATGCCAAACATTGAGTTAATATATTGAATATGTTCAAAATACTTATTATACCCTAATTTTCTCAGTATTTCTCTCATTTTATCGTAATTTATTAATGACATATCTGTTATTCTTTCCTTTTTTATTCTGGCACGAATATCATCCATCACTTCTTCAGGAATTTGGGTCGTTTCTTTTGCTTGAAACTGCGATAGAATTTCTTTGAAATGATTCAGTCTAATATAAGCTGTATACGACACCTCATTTGGGGGTTCTTTGTTCGTTGGCTTAGAACTATCTATGATATAGGTAATAAATTTTCCACATGCCGTATTATTACATATTAATATGCCCTCTTCGTCTTGTGGAATTAGTTCTCCAGAATTACATGTATCGCATATATCAGTGGACACTACGAAATCTTGGATGTTAGTAATCTCATTAGTTACGTTCCGCCAATAATGTTGATATGATTGTTTGGATTTTGCATATTTATCATTGTTCAAATCTCCTGCATTTGTATCTGTAGCCTTTATTTTAAAGAAGGAATTGAGAACATTGGAATTTTGATTCACCGTATTTGAATCTACTGATATTTGTTGTTTTTGTTCAAAGTAATCAAACACATGTTTTGAATTATTAAGCAAATATTCT